GCCGGAAAATATCCTGACCTTGTACCGCTTTACGATGAGATCTATAACAAGCATAACCGCAGTTATTTTGAAGCACTTGAAGTAAAAGCTGAGGAAATGGCTAAGAAGTATGATTGTCCCTTTGTGGATAATGAAATGCCTTATGGCAGAGTCCCGCAGGGACATCCGGTAATCGTGGATTATTTTTATCATGAGGAAATCCGTGGGACAGAAAATACAGGAAAAAGAAATCGTTAAACAGAAATTTGACCGAGCTCTTTGAACGAGGGAGACTCCTCGTCCGAAGAGCAAGAAGGTGCAGCCGAGAAAACTTGGAGCAATTCCGGTTTGTCGAACAACAAACGAATCACTTTTATTACACCACCAGGGAGAAATCCCCGGTGGTATTTTTTGCCCGAAAGGAGGTGGTTTTCATGATCCCGGTGCTTTATTTGCCCAACGCTGCGGACTTTTCCTCATTCGGTCTTGGTGTGCTGACGGACACTATTTCCTGCGAAGTCACCGAAGAGCGAAACGGTGTGTTTGAGTGCCTGCTCAAATACCCGGTCAGTGGACAGCACTATGGGCTTATCACCAAGGAGTGCATCATCAAGGCAAAACCCAATGACACCGCCGCCGACCAGGCATTCCGTATTTACCGTATCACGAAGCCGCTCAACGGTATCGTCACCATCTACGGTCAGCACATCTCGTATGACCTCGCCAATGTTCCGGTGATGCCGTTTTCGACGGAGAGCCGTTCTCCGCAGCTTATCCTCTCGCAGCTTCTTGCCGGAGATACCCGCTTTACGGGCTGGACGGACTACTCGGATGCAAAGGCGTTTTCCGTCACGCAGCCGAAAAGCGTCCGTGCCTGCCTCGGCGGTACGGAAGGCTCCATGCTCTCCAAATGGCACGGCGAGTTTGAATGGGACAACTTCACGGTAATGTTCCATTCGCACCGAGGACAGAAAACCGGTGTGGTCATTGAATACGGCAAGAACCTCACCGCATTGGAGCAGGACGAGGACAACAGCGGCGTATATACCGCACTGCTCCCGTATGCCGTGTACACCCCGGAAGGCTCGGACACCGAAACGGTGGTCACGCTGCCGGATGTCACGCTCCCCATTGTGACCTCGGAGATCGTCCGGGCAAAAACGCTCATCATGGATTTCTCCGACCAGTTTGACGGAGTTGTGACCGAGGAAGCCCTCAGAGCGAAAGCCAACAGCTACATCAAGGCAAACCCGCTGGGTGCGACCCTTCCCACGGTGAAGGTGTCCTTTGAGCCGCTCTGGAAACAGCCGGAGTATTCGGCACTCCTGGAGCGGGTCAACCTCTGCGATACCGTCACCATCCGGCACTCGCTATTGGGTGTCAGCGTGTCGGCTATGGTCATCGAAACCGTATACGACACCCTTGCCGAGCGGTACAAGAACATTTCCCTCGGTCAGAGCAAGTCCAGTATGATCACCACCATCTCTGAGGTGCAGTCCTCAGTTGATAAGGTGGAGTCCACGGTGAGACGCTTTCCGAAGTTGCTCCAAACCGCTATTGGAAAAGCGACTGGGCTTATCACCGGCCAGAGCGGCGGCTATGTGGTTATTAACACAGACAGCGAAAGCGGGCAGCCCTACGAGCTGCTCATTTTGGACGCTCACTCCATTGACGAAGCCGTGAACGTCTGGAGGTGGAATGTGGGCGGTCTGGGCTTTTCCCGTAACGGCTACAACGGTCCCTACGAAACTGCCATCACGGCGGACGGGCAGATCGTTGCAGACTTCATAACCTCCGGCTCTCTGGTGGCGAACATTATTAAGGCAGGTGTTATCCAGTCGCAGGACGGCTCGTCTTATTGGGATTTGGAGAGCGGCGAAGTCGTGCTTCGAGCCTATGTTTCGACCGATGAATTTGCAGAGAAAACAGCCTATCTCCAGCAGAATGTGGATGGGCTGAACAGCTATGTGGCGACTCTTACCGAAACTATGGAGTCGGTTTCCAACGACCAAGGCATACTGGAAGAGCGGCTGCGAAGCTCCGAAAGCAAAGTATCTCAGCTTCAGCACACGGTGGAAGGCTTGTCCGTCACCATGCAGGAGCAGTACATCGGCGGCATCAACTATGTGCAGAACTCTTCCGGGCTGAACGGCATCACGGACGATTGGAGCTACTCCGGTACGGTGAAAACGGATGCCTCCACAGATACGCAAAACAACACCATTTCCGACTCCTGCTTTGTGTTGGGAGCCTATTCCTCGTTGTCGCAGTACATCCGAGGGGTAGTTCCCGGCACTTATACGATCTCAGTTCGGGCAAAGAAAACCTCGACCATGTCTGGGTATTTCTATGTGACCTACAACGGGAACAAAACCAAGTACCTGTTCAATAAGTCCACGACGTTTGACTGGACGGATTACTCCGTAACGCTCACGGATGTGACCGACCCTACGCTGCGAATCTACTGCTACTGTCGGGATGCGTCCATCTACCTCGCCGACATCATGATCTCCGAAGGGGCGATCCCCCGAAAGTGGACACCCGCACCCAACGAAATCTACACGCAGGAGGTTAAGATCGACAAGCGGGGCATCGAGGTATCCAACAGCGCATCGTCCCAGCGGACGGTCATCACAAACACGGAGTTCGCCGGTTACTACAACGACGAGGTGATCTTCACCCTGAACAAGGACGAAACGCAGACCAAGAGAACCACGGTGGACGGCGAGCTGACCGTGGGTAAAACGAAGTTTGTCCCGATGCCAACGGCGTCCGAAGGGCTGAACATCGTCATTCTGGATTAAGGAGGGAAAGCTATGGCAACTTGGAAAAGCGCGGCATACGATGGGCGCTATCTTCAACTGGACATTTCAGAAAGCGTGAATGTGGTCGGTAACAGCTCGACACTTTCCTGGACGCTGACCTCTACCGGTGGCGCATCCACTTACTACACCATTGACACGACCACTGTAACGATCAATGGTACGACCGTATACTCAAAGGACCGTACCTATTGGGATGACCGTGTTTTCCCGGCAAAGAAAGGTTCTGTCAGTGGCACGATTACTGTAGCTCACAACAGCAACGGCAGCAAAACGATTGCGGTCGGATTCTCGACCCGTGTGTATATCTACGGTTCACAGGAATACGGCGGCAGCATGACGCTGACTACCATTGACCGCTCTGCTCCCACAGTTACATTCAGTACATCGAATGTCACGGCAAACGGGTTCAAAATCTCCGCTACATCCTCTGCCACGGCGGACATCTGGCAGTACAGCACAAACGGCGGTTCGAGCTGGACGCAGTTCTCAACGACGGCATCCACCAGCGCCAGCGTAACATTGTCCTCGCTTTCGCCGAACACGAGCTATACGGTGAGGGTCAGAGCAAGGCGGCAATACAACCACGTCTACGGCACTTCCGGCAGTTCCACGGTCAAGACGCTGGGCGGTGCTGTGGTGAATAGTGTCAACACGGTGACGGCGGACAATGCCACGGTTTCCATTACCATCAATGTGACCGTGTACGAAGCCTCCTACACCAATACGCTGGTGCTCAAAAACGGCAGCACGACCATCCTGACTATTTCCGGGCTTTCCTGGTCGAAGGGCACGGCGAACCGCACGGTTACGCTGACATCGGCGCAGAGGACAACGCTGTTGAACGCCATGGCGTCCATCAAGTCCTTTATAGGTACCTTTGCGGTTTCGTCTTACAGCGGGTCTACGCAGATCGGCAGCACCTCAAGCAAGACCGCCACTGTACTGACCACGGCAACCAATTCTGCTCCAACCATAAGCGGATTCACTTATGCCGACAGCTACACGACCACGAAAAACCTCACAGGCAACGACCAGCTATTCGTTCAGAACTACTCGACCCTCAAGGTCACGCCCGGAACGGCAACTGCAAAAAACGGAGCGTCCATTTCCAACTATACCGCTTCCTGCAACGGTTTATCCGCATCCAATTCAACTGGGTCTGCTATCACAGTCGGAAAGATCGCCAAGTCCGGCAGCGTAACGGTCACGCTCACGGTCACGGACTCCCGCGGCTACACCGCCGAAACTTCACAGACGGTGACGGTCATCCCATACACCAAGCCGAAAATATCCTCGATAACGCTCCGGCGAACCAACGACATTGAAGCGGAAATGCAGCTCAAATTCAGTGGCTCTATTTCTGCTGTGAACGTAGACGGGACGCAGAAAAACAACGTGGTTTATGTGCGGTATCGGTACAAGAAAACCAGTGAGAGCAGCTACGGCAGCTATACCAGCATCTATTCCGGCACGACAAAAAGCGGAACCTCTTTCAGCTACTCCAATTTGGAACTGTGCAATCTGGATGCCAACAGTTCCTACGACCTTCATCTACAGATCCAAGACAAGCTCTATTCTTTGAGCAGTCTGGATCTGTATTTTACTGTTCCGCAGGGTACGCCGCTCATTGCGCTGCGTAAAAAGAAGGTCGGCATCAACACGCCGGAGCCACAAGCCATGCTGGATGTTGCCGGGGATATGCGGGTGGATGGCTCACCCCTTGCGGATTTTGTCATTCAGCAAGGGACAAGCGGCATCTGGAATTATCGTAAATGGAAAAGCGGTACAGCGGAATGTTGGGGTCAGTATTCCTTTACGACCGCCATTTCGACGGCATGGGGCGTGCTCTATGAGAGCGGCGCAATTGCGCTCCCTAATTTCCCATTTACCTTCGCGGAAATTCCTCATGTCCATATCTCCACGGAGAACAGCAATTACGCCATGTTTGTGGAGCGAGGCAGTTCAAGTAGCTGGTCTACAACGACCAACCCCGGAAAGATATTTGCCGTAAGACCAAATACGGTACCATCGGCAACCTACAAAGTATCAATCTATGCTATCGGAAAAGTGTGACGCTCCGGCGTCACTTTTTTCATACCCATTTTTAATTTCAAAGGAGGACAAACAACATGAAAGAATTCTGGACGACCATTCAGCTGGTGTTCGCCGGAATCGGCGGCTGGCTGGGATGGTTCTTGGGAGGATGTGACGGCTTGCTTTACGCACTTCTGGCTTTCGTAGTCATCGACTACATCACCGGCATCATGTGCGCTGTGGTGGACAAGAAGCTGTCCAGCGAAGTCGGCTTCAAGGGCATTTTCAAAAAGGTGCTCATCTTCGCCCTGGTCGGCATCGGGCATATTCTCGACCCCCGCGTCATCGGCAGCGGCTCGGTGATGCGTACCGCCGTCATTTTCTTCTATTTGTCGAATGAGGGCGTGTCCCTGTTGGAAAACGCCGCATACCTGGGACTGCCCATTCCGCAGAAGCTGAAATCCGTGCTGGAGCAGCTTCATGACCGCAGTGAAAAGGAGGATGAATAACATGGCTTACACGAACAGCCCCCTGGTGTCCTACACCAAACTCAGCCCGAACCACTCCGGGCAGCGCACCCACAGCATTGACCGCATCACGCCTCACTGCGTGGTGGGTCAGTGCTCAGTTGAAACGCTCGGCAACATCTTCTTGCCGACCTCACGGCAGGCAAGCAGCAACTACGGCATTGGCGTGGACGGCAGGGTCGGGATGTATGTAGAAGAGAAAAACCGCTCTTGGTGCTCCTCTTCCACAGTCAACGACCAGAGAGCTATCACCATCGAGTGTGCCAGCGACAACACCGAGCCTTACGCTTTCAAGGATGTGGTGTACAAGAGACTCATCGAGCTTTGCACCGACATCTGCAAGCGCAACGGCAAAACCAAGCTGCTCTGGCTCGGCGATAAGGCCAAGACACTCAGCTATATCCCGAAATCCGATGAGATGGTTTTGACTGTCCACAGATGGTTTGCCAACAAAAGCTGCCCCGGTAACTGGATGTATGCCCGTATGGGCGATCTGGCATCCAAGGTCACGGCGGCTCTCGGCAGCGAGGTGAAGCCGGTCGAACCGGCCAAGCCCATCGGCACAATTAAGTCCGGCGACCTCGTGACCATTACGGGCAGCACCTACTATAACGGCAAAGCCATTCCCGGCTGGGTGAAGAAGCTCCGCTGGTATGTGGTCGAGGTCAGCGGCGACCGTGCGGTCATCAACAAGGATGAGTCCGGTAAGTACGCCATCATGTCACCGGTCAAGACCTCTGCGCTCGCCGTGGCAGGCACGAAACCCTCCGAGGATTATCCCATCCACACCGTGGTGCATGGTGACACCCTCTGGGCAATCGCCAAGAGTTTTCCCGGCACCGGCAGCCGCTATAAGGAGATCGTCAGCCTGAACGGACTGAAAAGCAATGTCATCTACAGCGGTATGAAGCTCAAGATCCCGAATAAGTAAACCGAACCTCATCACACGCCCTCTGCGGATCATTTCGTGGAGGGCGTTATTTTTTTGCCTTTTTTCCTGTACATTCAACTCTGTGGTTGAATTTGGAACGCGAGAACACGAGGAACAGCGGATTCCTATCTCTCTGTATAATACATATTTTTATATGCTCGCGCTTTTTCTGTAGAATTATCAGTATAATAGGATTTTTTGCGTTCTATGTGTTCCAAGCGTGGAAAATCAATGGTCTTCAGAAGCGGAACATCCTGTGGCGTTCTCTTTGGAGGAGCCTGCAAGTTGTTTTTTATGCTCTAACGATGGGGGTTGAATTCTTCGGTAGTGAGTGAGGGAGATAATATCAGACCTGTCCCTCGGAAGGAGCTAACGGAATCATGACGGACGGTCAGAAACAACAGATTATTCGTTTGAGGGCTGCCGGAGATGGCTATGGAAGAATAGCGCAGAAAGTCGGCATATCGGTGAACACGGTAAAATCCTTCTGCCGAAGAAATAAAATCGAAGAAGCACCCTTAGAACAGAGTGCGGTGTTCTCAGGCGAAATAACATATTGTGAGAACTGCGGAAAGGAAATACGGCAGATAGCAAAGCAGAAGAAAAAACGCTTCTGCTGCGACAAGTGTCGAAACGACTGGTGGAACAGCCACCTTGATTTGGTAAAGCGCAAAGCCATCTATGATTTCAAATGTCCTCACTGCGGCAAGGAGTTTCAAATCTACGGGGATAAACGCAGAAAATATTGCAGTCATGAGTGCTTTCTTGCGGAGCGATTCAAGGACGGTGGTGTTCATGAGTAAGGAAGAACTGAAGAACGAAAAACTCTATCAGACCACCATGTATATGGTCAGAAAGCTCTTTGAAGACGGTACCATTACGGAGGAAGAGTATCGTCAGATTGATACAATTTTCCTTGAGAAGTACCACCCGATATTCGGCACATTATTATCGGGAATTTCCTTGACTTCTGGGGCATAAAGAGTGATGTATGGTGTCGGAAAGGAGTGATTTCATGGCTAAAATCATAAAGGTCGAGCAGACAGTGCCGACCATAAAAACGAAGAAAAAAGTGGCTGCCTACGCCCGTGTTTCAATGGAATCGGAGCGTATGAACCATTCCCTCTCCGCACAAATCAGCTACTACAGCACACTCATTCAGAAAAACCCCGACTGGCAGTACGCTGGGGTGTTCGCCGACGACGGAATTTCCGGCACGAGCATAGAGAAACGTGATGAGTTCAAACGCATGATTGCTGCTGCGGAAAAGGGAGATATCGACATCATTCTTACAAAGTCAATTCAGCGGTTTGCGCGCAATACGGTGGATTTGCTGGAGACGGTACGGCGCTTGAAAGATATCGGTGTAGAGGTGCGGTTCGAAAAAGAGCACATCAATTCCATGGACGGCGATGGCGAATTGATGCTGACTATCCTTGCGTCCTTCGCCCAGGAGGAAAGTCGCAGCATTTCCGAAAATGTAAAGTGGGGTACGCGCAAACGCTTTGAGCAGGGCATTCCCAACGGCAAGTTTCAGATATACGGCTACCGTTGGGACGGTGACCAACTCGTCGTTGAACCGGAGGAAGCCAAAATTGTAAAGCTCATCTACGACAATTTCCTGAATGGGCTTTCGGCGGAAACCACGGAAAAACAGCTTGCGGCAATGGGGGTCAAATCCTACAAGGGGCAGCATTTCGGCAACACCTCCATCCGGCAGATACTCGGCAACATTACCTATACGGGAAACCTGCTTTTTCAGAAAGAATATGTCGCAGACCCTATCAGCAAGAAAAGCAAAATCAACCGCGGAGAGCTTCCGCAATATTGGGTAGAAAATACACACGAAGCCATCATCCCAATGGAAGTATATCAGGCTGTGCAGGCCGAAAAAGCCCGCCGCCGCGAACTCGGTGCGCTTGCAAATTGGAGCATCAACACTTCCTGCTTTACGAGCAAAATCAAGTGCGGGTGCTGCGGAAAAAGTTATCAGCGTTCAAACCGCAAAGGTCGCAAAGACCCGAATGCCAACTACACCATTTGGGTTTGCGGGACACGCAGGAAAAGCGGAAATGCGCACTGCCGGAACAAGGATATTCCGGAGACAACGCTCAAACAGGCCTGTGCAACCGTCCTCTGTCTGGATGAATTTGATGAGAGTGTCTTTTCGGAGCAGATAGAGCGCATTGAGGTTCCTGCTCCGAATGAGATGCTCTTTTATTTCAAGGACGGTCACACCGTCCCGCACCATTGGGAATCCACCTTGAGAAAGGACTGCTGGACGGATGAGCGCCGTGCGGCAAAGGGGCGGTATGTTCAGGCACACCAGCTCGGTCCCAACAGTTCCTGCTTTACAAGCCGAATTCGTTGTGACTGCTGCGGTGAAAACTATCGCAAACAGCGTTCCAGACACAAAGACGGCAGTTTCGACTCGGTATGGCGCTGCGCATCAAACGGAGACTGCGACAGCCCCAGCATAAAGGAAGAAACGCTTACAGCATTATGCGCCAAGGCAATGGGCATGACGGCTTTTGATGAGACAGCTTTCAGAGTGCAGATTGCCTGTATCCATATCACCGCGCCGTTTCAACTTTCTGTTCACTTTTTCGACGGACATACCTTCGATGCTCAATGGGAGAACAAGAGAAAAATGCCCAAGCACTCGGAGGAACGGAAACAGCATATGCGGGAAGTAATGATAGAAAAATGGAGGGAAAGACATGGCGAAAGTAAAGACCATTCCGGCAACAATCAGTCAATTCACGGCAGCGCCGATTAACAGCACAAAAAAACGCCGTGTTGCCGGATATGCCCGTGTTTCAACCGACCATGAAGACCAGGCAACAAGCTACGAGGCGCAGGTCAATTATTACACCAGCTACATCAAAAGCCGAGATGATTGGGAGTTCGTCGCCATCTACACGGATGAAGGCATCTCAGCAACGAACACAAAAAAGCGAGAGGGCTTCAAAACGATGATTGCCGATGCGCTTGCCGGAAAAATCGACCTTATCATAACCAAGAGCGTGAGCCGTTTTGCCAGAAACACCGTTGATTCTCTCACCACGGTGCGAGAATTAAAGGATAAGGGCATCGAGATTTATTTCGAGAAAGAGAATATATGGACGCTGGATTCAAAGGGTGAGCTGCTCATCACTATCATGTCGAGCCTTGCGCAGGAAGAAAGCCGCTCCATTTCAGAGAACGTAACATGGGGTCAGCGCAAGCGCATGGCGGACGGAAAAGTCAGCTTCGCCTACAGCCGCTTTCTTGGTTTGGATAAAGATAAAGAAACAGGAAAAATAGTGGTTAACCCAGAACAGGCGGAAACGGTAAAACTGATTTTCCGTCTCTTCCTTGAGGGCAAGACGCCACACGCTATTGCATCGCATCTCACTGCGCAGGGCATCAAAACGCCCGGCGGCAAGGATGTGTGGAATCAGCAAACCATTCGCAGGATGCTGTCCAACGAAAAATACAAGGGTGATGCGCTCCTGCAAAAGGAATTCACAGTTGATTTTCTGCAGAAAAAGCTGAAGAAGAATGAAGGCGAGGTTCCGCAGTACTATGTGGAAGGCAATCACGAAGCCATCATCAGTCCGGCGGTATTCGATTTGGTACAGGAGGAGCTTGCCAAGCGGAGCAAAGGAAAAACGCGGTACAGCGGCACGACCATTTTCTCAAACAAAATCAGGTGTGCGGATTGCGGAAGCTGGTACGGCTCCAAGGTCTGGCATTCAACGGACAGCTACCGAAAAACCATATACCGCTGCAATAACAAGTACGAAGGCACAAAATGCGAAACGCCGTATGTGACAGAGGAAGATGTCAAAGCGGCTTTTGTGTCCGCATATAACCGACTGGTTACCGAGAAAAAAGAAATCATCGCCAATGCGGAGCTTGTCCGCAAAACGCTGTGCGCAACGGATGCTCTACAGATAGAAAAGCAACGTCTGGAAGATGAGCTTTCGATGATTGTTTCCATGACACAGAGCATTGTTACTGAAAACGCCCGGATTGCGCAGGATCAGGACGAATACAAAAAACGCTACGACAGTCTTGTAGACAGGTACGATGAAACCAAGGCACAGTACGATTCGGTGGCAGAGTCCATTGCAGCGAAGGAAGCAAAGAGTGTGTGGCTGGCTGAGTTCATCTCCCTGATGAAAGCACAGAAAGGCGTTATCAGCGAATTTGACATAGGGCTTTGGAGTAGCACAGTTGAGTATGTAACGGTTGACAGGAGCAAGGGAATCACGGTTACCTTCCGGGACGGCACGGAAATCAAAGCATAACAGAATCAAGGCATTTTAGCACTCGGCTACGGTCGGGTGCTTTTCCTTTGTGTAGATACTGTTGCCTAACTGCTCCGTAACGGTGCATACAGCATCGTTATAAGGGTGTGCAAAAAATGCACACGGGGTGTTCATCGTTACGGTGCAGAAATGCGGCTCCGTTACGGCGTATCAAATAAGACACGGCAACCGACCCTGCCTGCGGCTCCGGTTCTCTGCTGCTGAAGGTGGAAAAAGTGCTGGGCAAGGATAATATCGAGCGAGGCTTCTACGGTCAGGAGATCGACCTGACCACTTACAACCTCTGCCGCATCAATATGTTCCTGCATAACATCGAGTTCGATAAGTTCAGCATTGTCCGGGAGGACACTTTGCTCAGCCCGCAGCATTGGGACGACCAGCCTTTTGAGCTGATCGTATCCAATCCGCCGTTTTCCGTGCCGTGGGAGGGCGATAAGAACCCGCTGCTTATCAATGACCCGCGCTTTTCGCCTGCCGGAGTGCTGGCTCCTGCCTCCAAGGGCGATATGGCGTTTATTATGCACAGTCTTTCGTGGCTGGCTTCCAACGGTGCGGCGGCCATCGTTTGCTTCCCCGGCATTATGTACCGTGGCGGAGCCGAGCAGAAGATCCGCAAGTATCTGGTGGATAACAACTTTGTGGATGCCATCATTCAGCTGCCCTCTAATCTGTTCCTGAATGTTACGATCTCCGTGGACATTATGCTGCTGAAAAAGAACAAGACGGACAACGCCATTCTGTTCGTGGATGCCTCCAAGGAGTTTGTGAAGGTCACGAAGAACAACCGACTCTCCGAGGACAACATCCGGCGCATCGTATCCGCCGTGGCGGAGCGTAAGGACGAGCAGCATTTTGCCCACCTTGTGCCAAACGACGAGGTCGGCAGCAAACAGAACAATTATAATCTCTCTGTTTCTACCTATGTGGAGCAGGAGGATACCCGTGAGAAGATCGACATCGTAAAGCTGAACGCCGAGATTGCCGAGATCGTCGCACGAGAGCAGAAGTTGAGAGAGGAAATTGATCGAATTATTGGGGAGATTGAGGGGTAATGAGAGGCGATAAAGAGGCAGCTTGCTTTGATAAAATTAAACACGCTTTGTTCTACAAAGATGGAATGCCTATCTGCAATCCATTTGATGGATGTTCTGCCTTTACCGTTACGGATGCTTCATTTGCAAAGGATCACATTTTCTATTGTAGTTCCGACTTTAATAAGAACTATTTCGGTTTATTGGAAAATGAACGCTTTGAATTTGCTGATATCATTCGCACTGCCAAGCCCAATCCATCAAGCAGTGAATTCCCAGATTTTATATTTGATAACGGTTTCATAGAGCATTTTCAAATTACATCATCACAGGTCACACGAAAAGGTGCTACCCATGCAAGAAAAGAAAGCGATTTTCGGCGTAAGGTAGACACTGAAACAGAAAAACTGAAAACAGAATGGAATATAACCCCAAGCTTTGATGCAGTGCGTTCTGAATCGTGGGCATTTCAGAATCCTGCACATAGCTACACTTTCCTGATAGATTCTTTTAAGCAAAACTGGGAGCGTCATTTGGAGAGCTACCAAAAATATTCTGGCAAAAAAGATATTGGAATTTTTATGATCGAATATCCTGAAACCGCTTTGGCGATGTGCGAAAATGTATATGGCCGCTGGATTGATGGCATGGCACAGGGAGATATGCGTGAACAAGAAAGTTTCAAAGATTATCGATTAAGTCGAGACAAAGCGCTGCTAAATTATATGTATGACTTTAGGAACGAAATAAAATATGTGATATTTGTGAATCCTCAAAGGGTAGAAGTTATCCGCACCGAAAATATCCCATACCTGTTACAGCTGATGCCTTGGGATTATGCTATATATCCGATGCAGGTATGTGCAATGGCAAGTATATATAATATCAGCATTCCAAATTCCTTGGCAAAAGGAGATGAATCCAATGACCAAACTTGATGAATTTATTCAGGAACTTTGCCCCGATGGGGTGAAATACCTACCAATCCCCGAACTGTTCATAACAAGAAATGGATACACACCCTCAAAAGCGAACAATGAGTTCTGGGAAAACGGCACTATTCCTTGGTTTCGCATGGAGGACATCCGTGAAAACGGAAGAATTTTGACAACAGCGACCCAATATGTTTCTGAAAAAGCTGTCAAAGGAAAGTTGTTTCCTGCAGATTCAATTATCATTGCCACTTCTGCCACAATAGGTGAGCACGCATTGATAAAAGTGCCATCTTTGGCAAATCAGAGGTTCACGTATCTGACGCTTAAAGACGAGTTCAAAGATTGCGTTGATATGATGTTTGTTTTCTATTATTGCTTTAGACTCGATGAATATTGCAAGTCGCACTTGAATCAAGGAAATTTTGCCTCTGTTGATATGAAACAGTTTGCAGCGTTTAAGTTCCCCGTCCCGCCCCTGCCGGTGCAGTGTGAAATTGTCCGTATACTGGACAATTTCACAGAGCTTACCGCAGAGCTTACCGCAGAGCTTACCGCAGAGCTTACCGCAAGAAAGCAGCAGTATGCGTATTATAGGGATAAACTGCTAACCTTCGGCGATGTCCGAGGGGGGGCAACAAGTGATGTTGTATGGAAGACGCTCGCTGAGATCGCAGACATTTCAACTGGGTCAAGCAACACCGATGATGCGGTTAAGGGCGGCTGTTATCCATTTTTTGTTCGTTCTCAGCAGCTACTTGCTAAAGACGAATATGAGTATGACGAAGAGGCAATTATCACCGCAGGAGACGGCGTAGGCGTTGGAAATGTGTTCCATTATATCAACGGGAAATATGCACTCCATCAAAGAGCCTACAGAATTCATCCTGCAACAGACGGGCTTTTGGGAAAATATTTGTACCACTACTTTGTTGCCACTTTCCCAAAATATATCGGTCAGCAAATGTATCAAGGGTCAGTGCCGTCAATCCGCAGACCGATGCTCAATAAGTTCCAAGTGGCAATTCCGTCACTTGATGTTCAAAGCCGTATTGTCAATGTTCTCGACAACTTCGATGCCATCTGCACCGACCTTTCCTCCGGCCTCCCCGCAGAGATCGAAGCCCGACAGAAACAATACGAATACTACAGGGACAAGCTATTGTCATTTGAGGAAAAGATATGATAGAACATCTAGTAAGCGAGATCGAACGATGTCTGAAAAACGATCTTCAGATCGCAGCGCTGACAATGGCACTGACATTGCCGGATACTTGCGGAAAAGTGTACCATCCACAATCGAGCGTTAGCAATCGCTACACCAGCTGGTACGACGATCATGTTCTTGCTCCCAAAAGTGAACTGACCGGAGATACTTCAAAAAGGTTTTTGGTCAGCGGCAATGTGGTCTACAAGCTGCGTTGTGCGATGCTGCACGAATCGAACCCGACAGTCGTTGGAACTGAGGAAAACATCACGCATTTTTCGCTGATCTGGCGTCCGGCATCGAGCTGTTCGCGTGTGCCGATAGAACGTTGCATCAAGCTTGACGAAAATGGTGCCCCACAGCAACAAGCGATCTCTATCGATATCGTATCGCTCTGTCAAGACATTTGCGAAGCAGCCCTGTTGTATTACCGTAAAAACAAAGAGCATTTTTCTTTTAACTATCGCATAATTTCGGCATCCAATCGCTTGGCAAACCTCTTTGGGTACGACAACGAGATCAACATTTGAACGGAAAGGGGGCCTGACCGTGCCGTATTTCAACATCGTATCGCAAAGTGCAGAAAGCACTGTTGTCACCGAATACAAGCCGCAGTCGAAGCGCTCGGAGGCGTACCAGAGCGAAGCAGACTTGGAAAAGGAGTTTATCCGTCTGCTTTGCGAGCTGGGCTATGAGCGCCTGACCATCCATAAAGAGGCTGACCTGATTGCCAATCTGCGGACGCAGCTGGAAAAGCTGAATAACTATCGCTTTACGGACGGCGAATGGAAGCGTTTCTGGGACGAGGTGCTGGCAAACACAAACTCCGGCATTCTCGAAAAGACCCGGCTGATTCAGGAGGACTATGTGCAGGTGCTCCGCCGGGATAACGGGGAAAGCAAAAATATTCAGCTTATTGACAAGAAGTGCATCCATAATAACAGTTTGCAGGTCATCAACCAGTATGCCATCTCCACAGAGGAGGGGGCAGCTCATGACAATCGCTATGATGTGACGGTGCTGGTCAACGGTCTGCCACTCATCCATATCGAGCTGAAGCGCCGGGGCGTTCCCATTCGGGAAGCGTTTAACCAAATCGATCGCTATCAACGGGACAGCTTCTGGGCATCCAGCGGACTGTATGAATTCGTGCAGATCTTCGTGATCTCCAACGGCACAAATACGAAGTATTATTCCAATACCACCCGTTTCAACCATATCAAGGATGCCAAAGCGCAGAAAGCCAAGAAGTCCAAAACCAGCAATAGCTTTGAGTTCACTTCGTTCTGGGCGGATGCGAACAACCGCATTATCCCCGATCTTGTGGACTTTACCAAGACCTTTTTCTGCAAGCACACCATTCTGAATATTCTTACCCGTTACTGTGTATTTACGGCGGAAAATATGCTGCTGGTGATGCGGCCATATCAAATCGTCGCCACCGAGCGCATTTTGAACCGCATTGAGATCGCCAACAATTATAAGAAATACGGCACCGTAGCAGGCGGCGGGTACATCTGGCACACCACCGGCAGCGGCAAAACGCTGACTTCCTTCAAAACGGCGCAGCTTGCCACGAAGTTGGATTATATCGACAAGGTGCTTTTTGTCGTGGACCGCAAGGATCTGGACTATCAGACGATGAAGGAATATGACCGCTTTGAAAAGGGCGCTGCCAACAGCAACACCTCCACAGCGGTGCTGAAGCGTCAGTTGGAAGATGACAACGCCAAGATCATCATTACCACCATCCAGAAGCTGGCAACTTTCATCAAAAAGAACGCCGGACACAGCATTTTTGATAAGCGAGTTGTTATCATTTTTGATGAGTGCCACCGGAGTCAGTTCGGGGATATGCATCAAGCCATTACGAAGTATTTCAAGAAGTACAACCTCTTTGGCTTTACCGGCACGCCCATCTTTGCGGTCAATGCAGGCGTGAGCAAGAATCCCACACTCCGCACGACAGAGCAGGCTTTTGGCGATCAGCTCCACGCTTACACCATCGTGGACGCCATTAACGACAAAAATGTACTGCCCTTCCGGGTGGACTACATCAAAACGATGGACGCCGAGCCGGATATTGACGACAAAGAGGTTTGGGACATCAACCGGGAAAAGGCGTTTCTTGCCCCGGAACGCATCCGACTGGTCACGGATTACATTCTGACGCATTTTGACCAGAAGACCTACCGGGGTGATAAAACCTATACATACAGCGTATTGCAGAATATCGCCGAGGTTGCCTCTGCCGGCAGCAAGCAGCAGATCGAGGAAATCAAGCAGAAGCAGCGGGTCAGCGGGTTCAACTCCATCTTTGCCGTGTCCAGCGTGGATGCTGCAAAGCTCTACTACGCCGAGTTTCAGAGGCAAATGGCGGAAAATCCGCAGAAGCGGCTGAGGGTTGCCGTCATTTACAGCTATGGAGCGAATGAGGAAGAAACAGATGGTATTCTTGACGAGGAGAATCCGGAGGATACCTCCGCACTTGACCAAAGTTCCCGTGATTTTCTGGATGCGGCCATCCGTGACTACAACGGGATGTTCCACACCAACTATTCCACAGACGGGGACAAATTCCAGAATTACTATAAGGATGTTTCCCTGCGGATGAAGAACAAGGAACTTGACCTGCTGATTGTGGTCAATATGTTCCTGACCGGCTTCGACGCCACGACGCTGAATACGCTGTGGGTGGATAAAAACCTGAAAATGCACGGGCTGATTCAAGCATATTCCCGCACCAACCGGATTCTCAATTCCATCAAGGTGTTCGGCAACATCGTTTGCTTCCGCAATCTGCAAAAGCGTACCGACGATGCAATTTCTCTGTTTGGCGATAAGGAAGCGGGCGGTATCGTCCTGATGCGTGGCTATAAGGATTACTACTTTGGCTACGAGGATGCCGACGGAAAACATCACCCAGGCTACCAGGATATGATTGAGGAATTGACAACGAAATTCCCGCTGACAGAGGAACGCATTACCGGCGAACAGCGGCAGAAGGAGTTTATCGTTTTGTTCGGTGCGATTCTGCGTATGCGCAACCTGCTGACTTCGTTCGACGAGTTTGCCGGAAGCGAAATTTTGAGCGAGCGGGATTTTCAGGATTATCTTGGCCGCTATCAGGACTTACGGGATGAGTGGAAAAACCGCAAGCCCGGTGGCGAAAAAGAGGACATCACGGACGATATTGTCTTTGAAATCGAGCTCATCAAACAAATCGAGATCAATATCGACTACATTCTGATGCTCGTCCAAAAGTATCACGATTCCCACTGCGACGATAAAGAAATTCTCATTACGATCCAGAAGGCAGTAGATGCAAGCCCAGAACTACGTAGCAAGAAGGCACTGATCGAAACCTTTATTGCAGGTATCAACGATGTGTCAGATGTGATGCTGGAATGGCGCACCTTTGTTGCCGAGGAAAAGGAACGGCAGCTTGTCACGATCATCCAAGAAGAAAATCTGAAGGACGAGGAGACCCGTCGCTTTATGGACAGCGCTTTCCGTGACGGTTCTGTCAAAACGACGGGCACAGACATTGACAAGCTGATGCCGCCAATCTCCCGCTTCAGCGGTGGAAACCGTGCAGAGAAGAAGCAGACCATCATTGAAAAGTTGAAGGGTTTCTTCGACCGATTCTTCGGCATCGGGTAA